GTCGATCCTCACGATCAGCTCGAAGATTCCAAACGGCGCGTAGAACCGACCGAAGCTGTCCGAACTGACCAAAAACTTCGCCCTGTTGAGACCGTCCAGGGCCACTATCGTGTCGGAGAGATGATCGTCGATCGCTCCGTCGGGGCTCTTCTCGTCCTTGACGTATCCGGAGATCATGACCTCTACGCTAGAGTCGTAATGCTCTCCGGTGTTGTGCCGATAGGTCTCCGCTCCTGCGTTGATGAAGAGGGCCGGGAAGTCGCGGACCTGATCCCAGGCCTTCCACTTGCGAGAGACCTCTCCGATTCCTGAGATGTCCTCGAAGAGATCGATGATCTCGTCGATTATGGTCGATCGGTTGCTCATCTTCCCAGGACCTCGGACAGGGACCTCAGGAGTCCCGCCTCGAGCCGTCTCGTCTCTCGCCAGAAGACCGGTCTCACGAACGGATGTCTCCATCGAGGCGACGTCCCGTACTCGTAGAACGGAGAGTGCTCGACACCTACAGTCACCTGACCTCTCATCCGTCTCGCTCCTGTGGGTCGTCTGGTCCTCACGCTCTCCCTGGTCTCGCCGGTCGCCGGAGGGTTGCTCGCCCTACCGCCGAACGGATGGGGACCGGAGAGCCTCTCCGTCTTGACCATCTCGACGACGTCCTTGAGCCAGAGGTGAAGGACGTCCTTGAACCGTCTCAAAAGAGGCGTCTCGTAGCCCTTGATCCTTGCCCCGATGTTCCTTCCCTCGACGATCGAGATTCTTATCACCGCTCAGCCCTCCGACGGAATCCAGAACGAATCGAGGACCCGTCTGATCTGGGGCAGTATCGGGTCGACCATGATCGTCGTGGTCGATCCATCCGGTAGACTCCTCGACCTGACGCCCAGGTCTAGGTTCTCCGCCTGGCGGTATCTGATCGAGACCTGCTCGCACGCCGCAAGAGCAAGACTGTCCGGGGTCGTCCGGTAGCCTCCCTCGTAGACGATCCTGACGTTCCTTAGACCATTGCCGAACGTAGAGCCATCGAGTCGGACGAACATGCCGGAGTCGTCTATCAGGTAGTCGTCCGAGTCCACCAGGGAGTCCGCTCCGTACTCACGATCCGAGTCGTCCCAGATCGCCTTGATCTCCCTGACCGGAGGATTATCGATCCTCAGCCAGTCCCGTCCCTTTCCGTCGTGATGCTCGGTGAAGAGTCCGACGAGCGTGATCTCCTGGCCAGCCGTCTCGACCGTCACCGCATCGGTTGAGAGAAGCGTTAGAGTCCCGGCCACCAGAGATGAGATCGTCAGGTACTCCTCGGCCTCGGTGTCATTGCTCGTCGATCCCTCGACGCCGATCGCCATACCGCTCTCGAATCCTGCCTTGACGAAGCCTCCGCCCGAATCTGTGATCGTGTCGGGATTCGAATCGACGAAGGCCAGACCGGTTCCCGTCAGCATGGGGAATCGAAACGTGCGGTTGCAGTACGCCTCGAAGTCAACCGTGATCGCGTTGATCAGCATCACGAGGAGGTTGTCGTCCTCCGTGTCGTGCTTCCGGAGATACGTTCTGAGCGTCTCGAGGTCGACGAGAGCACTTCCTATCAGACCCGTGGACATCTCTTGCCTCTTCTACTTCCTGCCTGTCTTGTCCTTCTTCGGTTCGGTCTTCTCCTCGGGTGAGAGAGCCGACGCGAGTCGTCTCATCTGATCGATGAACCACACGCCCTTGACCTGACCGACGAGAGCCTTCGCCGTCTTGCGATCGAAGAGCTTTCGACCCGCCGAGTTCGAGCCGCACATCAGGACGTCGACGTCGTTCTTCGATCCGATGACCTCGGAGACGAGGAACCATAGCCTCCCGTAGAGGGGAGATCCGACCATCTGGAGTCGTTCCATCTCAGCCATCCTTCGGTCTCCTTCCTCTCGGTCGACCGACGCGAGGCCGCACGGCCCTCTCTCCGGGATCAAGGCTCGCGTTCTCGATGACGTCCATCTCCTCGCTCGCCTCCTTCGGAGACAATACGGGTGCCGTCAGTTCCCCCTCGGGGTCCTCGGCCATTCCTGCGTTGATCAGATCTCGGGCCTTCTCGCCGGTCGTCTTGAAGATGACTCCGGGCGGAAACCCCAGATACGATTTGAGAAGCTTGACCTTCTTCATGAATCACCTCGTTGATAATTCAAGAGGCATGGAGCGAGCCTCGATGGAAGGTCATTCCGTCTCTCTCGCTCCGGTAGCCTCTCGTCCGATTTAACTCCTATTCTGCCAGATCTTGACGTAGTCCATCTGAATCGTTGCCACGCCGGTCCCCGTTGACTTGTAACAGCCGAAGGCCGGTTGCAGAATCGCGTTGGCTCCCGTCCCCGCGTATCCGAAGGTCGTTCCGGTCGCCACGTTGACTCCGTCGACGTAGAACAGAATGTCAGTAACGTCCGTAGCATCGATGCGATAGACCTTCCAGTCGGTCGCAAGACACGTGACCCCACTCGTTGCCGACTCGTCACTTGCGGTATCGTCGCTCTCGCAGAAGACCTCGCCGCTGCCATCTGCCGTGAAGAAGACCGAATACGCCACGTTGTCGGGTCCCTTGACGTAATCCCCATAGAGGCCCCAGATGATCTCGCCGTTTCCGGTCGGGAGGACGCTCAGTTTCGCTCGCATCTCCATCACGAGACCCTGCTCAAGTGAAAATGCCCTTTGATCTGCCATATAACATATAGCTTCCTGTTCCTCGTCTGTCGCATCTAAGGCACAAGACATTAACCCCAAATTACCATCAGTGACCCCTACGACATCAGGAGAACCACCTGTTAGAACGATCTTATCGGCCCAGACACATCCGCTCTCTTCTGTTCCCTGGGGAGGAACGGTCGCCCAAGCATGCTGAAAATCGTACTCTTCCTGGACGGGACTCATCTTCTGAACGGTCTCATATCCACGATCCGGGTCGTAGAAGGTCTGAACTCCATCTATCCACTTCGCTCTTGTCGTCATCTTTGCCTCCTCTACGACCGATTGTGCCAGATCTTGATGTAATCGACCTGGATGGTTCCCACGCCCGCACCTGATGCCTTGTAAAGACCAATGGCGGGCTGGAGAACTGCGTTAGCTCCGGTTGCCGCAAATGGGAAGGTCGTTGAACTTGCGACGCGGTTTCCATCGATAAAGAAATGGATATCCGTCACATCAAGAACCTCGAACCGATATACTCTCCAGTCCGTCGTTCCAGCCGTCACTCCGGAATCGGCGCTCTTATCCGAGGCATCGTCATCCGACTCACAGTAGACCGAGGTAGAACCATCGGCACAAAAACAGATCATGTATGTCGCCGAATCAACGAGGCCATCGCTCCAGTCGTCGAACAGCCCCCAGTAAGCCTCGGCCACGAGAGTCGGTGTGACAGAGACCTTGACCCGCGCCTCAAAAACAAGACCCTTCGATACATCGAATGTTCTCTGGTCTCCCATACCTAGAAAAGCATCCTGCTTCTGGCTATCGCTCGTCAGGGCACATTGGACCAATCCATTGGCCCCTCCTGTGACGCCAGCCACCGTAGGGGGTGCCGCCCCGACGATCTTCGTAGCCCAGGGACATCCTGACTCCTCCGATCCAGCCGCTGGATAACCGGCAGCGGCAGCGCTATGATATGCCCCAATAAAATCCTCCTTGAACCTACAGGGAGCCAGCCGTTCAATCCGTTCCTGATCTGAAGATTCATAAAACGTCAATACACTACCTTTCCATTCTGCTTTCGTACTCATGATTTCTCTCTCCCGTTCCGATCCTTTTCAGGACCGCCCCCTCTCTCTTCGAACGAGGGGGGCGAAACAGGGGAGGGGAGGAGAGAAAGAGTCCTCCCCTCTCGGTTTAAGGTTTCGAATCATCAGTCGGTGATCGCCGTCGGTGGCTGATCGGCCGCGTACCTCGTGGCTGATCGGCCGCGTACCTCGGCTCCAGGTAGTACAGAGCCGAAACGAGGTTCGCCACGTCCGACGCGCCGGTCACGGCCGCTATGCAGTCGTAGGTCGGTCCGAGGACGATCGGGTCGATCTGCATGACGACCATCTTGTGAGTGGTCGCCGCCGACGTCGTGAAGCTCGCCGCGTCGGTCTGTCGCACGAGCAGATCGCTCGATGCCAGGTCCTCGTTGGTCCAGATCGGGACGGTCGCGGTCATCGCCGTGGCCCCTGCGGGGAGAACCCCGGTCGCCTTGCTGATGCTGCAAGCGATCGTTGCGGCGTTTCCCTGGGTGATGAACCAGATCACCCACGCCATCTGATAGTTCTTGAGGTTCACGTAATCGCCCGTGGTCCCGGCCGCATCGGTCTTGGGCTCGATCCCACGCACGATCTTGAGATTTTCCGGTAGGCAAAACATGTTCTTGACCTCCTGTCGTTATTAGCTTTGTCGAAAACCATCGAAACGCTAGACCATCGAATCCAAAAAAGAGGATCTCGAACTACGGTCTGCCGGCCAGGGTCACGAAGTGGCTCAGAGTGTTGCCCGACCCACTATACGGCGTGATCGCCGAGGCCAGCTCGGGTTGGCCGTCGAATCGATAGACGAATCGGAAGACCGACTCGTCGTAGACGAACATCACGTGGATCGATACGGCCGTCTGGAGACCTCCCTTGTCGATCGCGATGTACTTCGACCAGTCACAGAGGAAGAGATCGCCCTTCGTTCCTAGGCTCTTGCACTGCTCGAGCGGGATGATCGGCCGGCCCATCAACGTCGCGTATGGGGATGCACTCAGGCCTCCCGGAGGCATGAAGATCGGGCTGCCGCCGGTTCCGACCGTGATTCCCATCGTGTAGAGCTGTGGCTCTACGTCCTGGTTGATGTGCCACACTGCGTTGAGCCGAGAGCTTGCGATCATTCTCGACCACATGTTGACGATGTTCTCGGCCACGACGGTCGTGTTGGCCTGTCCGGTCTCCTTCGCCACGGTCACGAGACACGGGGAGACCAGGATACCCTGGGGCATTCCGGCTCCGGTCCCGTTGATCAGGGCGTCGGTGATCTTGAACCTCATCTCCTCGGGGAATGCCCTTCGGATGTAGGCCTCAAGGGCAGGAGCATCCTCAAGCAGCTCGTCGGTCGTGTAGATCAGACCGGTGAGCTTCTTGAGCTTGAGTTCGACCATCCGGAAGTCCGGCTTGCTCGCCTCCTTCGCCTTGCCCTCTCCCTTCCAGAACATCTGGATGCCTCCGGCTCGACTGCCGTCGGCCCGAGAGGTCTCGTTGATCCCAGGGATCTTCATGTTGTTGCCCTTGGTGATCGAGATCTTGTTGACCTTGCCGAGCAGATCGGGCTGGTTCCACACGCTCTCGATCATGCTTGCGGCGAAGTTGTCCTGAAGGAGAAAACCTCCCTCCGAGGCCACGCCCTCGCTCAGGCCGGTCGCACGCTCCTCGGGGGTGATCCGAAGTCTCGGATCGAAGCTTCGGATGTTCGGATCTCCGGCCACCCGGACCGCGACGAGGAACTCTCCGAGAGAGTTGAACCGGTTCGGATCGTCCTCCCTCGTGATCCTGAGGGTTCCCGCCGCTCGTCTTTCCGTATCGTCCGTCTGGGCCGGGTCCGTCTTGGTCGGCTCCTGCTGGGATCGGTTGATCTCGGTCGCCAGCTTGTCGGTCTCGTCCTTCAGTCTGATCTGCTCCTGGAGATCCTTCACTCTCCCGTGTGCCTCGGCGAGGAATCGTTTCTCCTCGGCATTGTACTCCCTGTTCTCGTTGGCACACTTTGCGTCTATCTCGCCGATCCGCTTCATGATGTCGCCGATCGCCTCACGCATCTGTTGCGCAGTCTTGTGCTTCATCGTTCCAATACCTCCCTGTATTCTAGGATCTCGTCCAGCTCACGACACAGGGTCTTGAGTTTCTCCGTGTCGTCGGACCTGTAGTCTCTCCATCCCTCGGTCTCGGGGGTCGCCCCGTCCTCGGGAGGCTTGCCGTCAGGGGTCGCCCCGACGGGTTGTTCTCTCGTCTCATCTTGCGGAAAGAGTCTGCTCCTCGCCTCGTTCGCGAAGGCTAGGTCCTCCTCCGTCAGCTTCAGCCCATAGGTTCGGGCCGCCATCACCTTGCTGAGTCGATCGAAGTCCACCCCCGCAGCCTGTATCGCCTGGCGGACGAAGACGTCCGTCTGGGTGTAGGCCGGGAAGGTCACGATCGATACGTCGTAGAGCCTCACCTTCTTGAGAGTCCTGACGATATTGCTCGAATCCCGATCATCCCATGCGTCCTCTAGGACCTGGAACTGGAAGCTACACTGCGATATGTCACCCCTCTTGATCGGCTCGATCACCATCTCCCGGACCCATTGAGCGTTCGGAGGTATGCAAACGAATCTCAGACCACTCTCGTCCTCCTTGAGGCTCAGGGTTCCGCTCTTGCTCCGTCCCATCACGTAGTTCGG